AAGGCTACCGGCGGCAGAGTAGACAGCGCCCGCACCAGCGTGCCGAAGTTTGGCAGGAGCGAAGCCAGCAAGGCGAGTGCACAGGCCCGGAAAGCATCTTCTACGTATAGCAGCTTGAACACAAAGGCGAAACCTGTTACAATGCAGTCAATCGCAAACATTAAGGCATTCAGCTGCGACACGTTGGATGCCGCCGGACAACAACAGCTGAAAAATGCCCACAAGCGCCTTCTCATGGTTGCTTCAAAGCAGCGGGAAAACGTTGAGGTGGGCAGAGTGTTCGACATCAAGATGAAGCCAATGACCAAGGATATCATTGGTTTGTCGGGTGGGCATTCTGTTCAGCTGCCAAACCCAGATGTTCCCTATATTGCGATTCACACCCATCCTGCGTGCGGCAATTTTTCAAATGGTGATCTTCGGCAATTTGTGCGAAACTCAAATTTGAAATTGCTTACCGCTCTCGGACACGATGGGCATATTTACGCAATAGAAAAGACCTCGGCTTTTGAAGAAAGCTCTGCAAAACAAGTCATTCGGCAGATGGATTGTGCGATTGATAAGTTGCTCAAATCCACGCTGACGGATGAGCAGGTTCTTGAAAAGGCAGAGGGCGTTATTTCGGACTGCATAAAGGAGTTGCAGAAAAATGGTGCCAAATTCTACGAATAAACATTCCTACACAGAGCAGGAAATTAAAGAAATGCAGCAAGTTCTTCTGGAAACTCCGATGGATCCGGCATATGATGATATCTGTAACTCATTTTACGACGGGTGGGACAGAACTGTCCACCGGCAGATGTACGTTCGTGACTGCTACAGTATCTTGAAAGAGCTTGACCAGCTTCCGCCCAATATCAAATGACCACCATCCACCCGGACGGTGGTTTTCTTTTACTCATTTTTCAGAAAGGAACGAACTATGAAAAAGATTCTTCTCGCTCTTGCGCTGGCAGCATCCATCCTGCTGTGCGGTTGTTCGGAAGCCGACAAGGCAAACGCCAATATCTCCAAGCAGGCGGATTACTTTGAGAGTGAGCGCAAGATCACCGTCTACAATGCCCGCACCGACAAGGTTATTCTGGAAGCCGAGGGCTATATGTCCATCTCCAACAACTCGAACAACGAGCTGGTCTGCACGGTGAAAATCGGCCCGGACACTTACCGCAAGAATTACATCTACCTGAACGACTACACCATGTATGTGGTCGAGGACATCACCGGCACCCACACCGACCCCTACCACTACAAGCTGTACTTCCACACGGACATCCTGCCCAGCGTGGAGGTCAAACCGTAAAGAACGTTCACTAAAACACCCCATTTTAACCACTGTATGCCCTCAAAAAAGCACAACAGTGGTTTTTTCATGCCGTTTTAGCTCATGTTGGAAGAGCGCCGGTCTCCAAAACCGGAAGCGGCAGGTTCGATCCCTGCAAACGGTGCCATGTCCCCGACATTTGTGTCGGGAGCAGCCATAGCGGAGGGCGGCGCGTACCCCGCCCACAACCGAACACGGACGGAGAACCGTGTCACCAAACCGAGGTTTTCCCCACAGAAAGGAGCTTTTCCACCATGAAACGTGAAGATGTGAAGAACAAGATCCCCGGCATCACCGAGGAACAGCTGAACTGGATCATGCAGGAGAACGGCAACGACGTCAACCGTGAGAAGTCCGCCGCCACTGCCCTGCAGGCCCAGCTGGACAACGCAAACGCCCAGCTCAAGACCGCCCAGGACGGCCTGAAAGCCTTTGAAGGTAAGAAGAAGCCCGAGGAATACGAGGCCGAGTTGACCAAGCTGCAGGCCGACATGAAAGCCCAGGCGGACGGCTTTGCCTTTGACAGTGCCCTGAACACTGCCATCCTGGGCAAGAAGGGCCGCAGCGTCAAGGCGGTGCGTGCCCTGCTGGATCTGGACGCCCTGAAGGGCTCCAAGGACCGCACCACTGACATCGACAAGGCTCTGGACGATGCCGCCAAGGCCAACCCCTGGGCCTTTGGTGAGGACGGTGCCGCCGGCGTGGCCGTGGTTTCTACCGGCGCTGAGCATGGCGCACCGCCCGCCAACGAATCCAATGGTGTGGAAGCCGCCTTTAAGTCCCTGAATCCCGAACTGAACCTGTAAAACGAAAGGAGTTCAACATGGCACATGCAAATCAGGAGCGGTATTCCGCTCTGGTAGACGCAAAGCTGCGGGCCACTCTGGTCACCCGTGACGGTGCGATCTTCAACACCCGCTACGAGGGCAGCCCCAAGGCCGGCAAGGTCAAGATCCCGGTGCGTGACACCGAGGTGGCCGTCAAGGCATACGACAAGGCAAACGGCGTGGATGCCGATGCCGGCACCACCACCTATCTGGATCTGGACATCGACAACGACGAGGCTGTCAATGAGATCATCGACGGCTTTGACGCTGCATCCGTGCCCGACGGCATCACCGCCGAGCGTCTGGACAGCGCCGCCTACTCCATGGCCCTGTCCATCGACAAGAAGTCCATCGAGGCGCTGCAGAGTGCAACCGGTGCTACCATCAGCGCCACCAAGACCGCCTGCACCGCTTCCACCGCCTACAAAGAGGCTCTGGCCGCCAAGCGCACCCTGAGCCGCAACGGCGTGCCCCAGACCGGCCGCTTTATGATCGTCAGCCCTGAGTATCTGGAGATCCTCATGCAGGATGACAAGTTCATCAAGCAGGGTGACCTGTCCCAGCAGCTGGTGCAGACCGGTGCGGTGGGTCAGATCGCCGGCTTTGCGGTGTACGAATCCAACAACATGGACTTCGAGAACACCACCCGTGTCAGCACCAAGAAAACTACCACCGAGTTCATCTGCGGCCACCCCAACTGGTGCCACCGCGTCATGGAGTGGCAGACCCCGGTGCACCTGCAGGATCTGGGCGGCTCCGGCAAGTACATCGGCGCATCCGCTGTGCAGGGGCGCAAGGTGTACGGCATCAAGGTGTCCAAGCCCAAGACCCTGTACATCAAGCGCATCGAGGCGTAAGGAGGGCCCCGCCCATGAACTACTGTACCTATGACGAATACCAGGCGGCGGGCGGCACGGTGAGTGAGCTGGCGTTCGGTGTGCTGTGCAGCCGGGCGTCCCGCCTCATCGACAGCGCTACCTTTGGCAAGGCGGAACCCCACGCCGCCGAGTGCGAGGACTGCCGCCAGATGCTGGCAGATGCCTGTGCCCAGATCGTGGATTTGCTGGTTGCAAAGCTGGCTGTGGGTGCTGCACCGGGCGCACAGAGCGTCTCCAATGACGGCTATGCTGTGACCTTTGCGGCCAACACAAGCCTGAGCGCCGCCGTGCGTTTTGAAGCCTGGCATGTGCTGGAAGCCGCCCTCGGGGCGGACCCCCACGGCCTGCTGTACAGGGGGATTGAATGAGATGACAACGACCGTTACCGTGGTGAACCTTATCCATGACCCCAAGGCCGACACCGACACGCCCAAGTGCTGGGTGTTCCCGGCCTGCAGCTGGCGGGAGAAGCTGGACACCTCCGGCACCGGCACCAGCAAGGACCCCGAACGCACCACCCACATCCGCATCCCGGCCAGCGTGTGCACCCTGGGCTACCTGCCCTATGTGCAGTGGGCGGCCCTGCCCGCTGCCGAAAAGGCAAAGCACTGGACCCTCAAGCGCGGCTGGAAGATCGTGCAGGGAGCGGTGACAGCCCTGACCGCCGAGGAATACGCCCGTCTGGAAAAGACGCACCCCTGCTGCACGGTGGCGGCAGTCTCGGACAACCGGGAGCCCCTGCTGCCGCACTGGCATGTGGAAGGGAGATGAGACCATGAGTGAAGTGATCCCGTTCGGGCCCGTTGCCCCGTCGGCAAAGCCGAAGTTTGACCCGCCGGATGGGTTCCGGTATCAGACAGACGGCATCCAGATGCAGCTGTCGTGGCGGCCGGACTTCGGCGCAGAGAAAACAGCCGCTCTGCAAAAGGCACAGTACGCCCTTTCACAGGAAGCGGCCAAGCTGATCGACAGCTATGTGCCCTTTGACACCGGCACCCTGAAGAACAGCGTGAACCTCGCCAGCAAGTACGACGAGGGCCTGCTGGTGTATAACACGCCCTATGCACGCAAGCAGTATTACCTGCATGAGCAAGGCACTTGCCTGCACGGAGAGACCGGTCTGCGCGGCTCCTACTGGGGCCAGCGTGCACTGGCGGACGTCGGAGAGCATCTCGCCCTTTACGGTGCGCGGGCCGTCACGACCTTTTGGGGAGGGATGGGACACTTATGAGCGAGAAACCCACCATTGCCGCCCTGCGGGCGTGGCTCAAGACCTGCCCGCTCATCGCCGAAGAGCAGGAGGCTACCGGCGCGGCCTTCCGTATCGCGGGGCTGGATGAGGACGCCACCGCCTTTTCCATCGAGGACAGCCCCGGTGACCCGGTGATCACCAAGTATTTCTCCGGCCGGGATATGGCGAAGAACTACCTCTTTTTGTCCCGCCGGGAGTACGGCGAGGCGGACGTGCTCACCGTGCAGAACAGCGGCTTTTTTGAGCAGCTCACCGACTGG